TTCCTTGCCGGTGGAGTCACGCTGACTTACTCTGCGGGAACGGAGCAAATATTCTGTGCGACTACTTTCTCAGATCCCGCTTCGGGCGAGGAGTTCATAGCTGCGGCAACCAAGGACAAAGTAATCCTGTACAACGATGACAACGCCAGTGGCATAAACATAGAATACCCCGTTGGCGAGGTGGTCGCCACCGCGGACAACGCATCCTTTGTGCAGAACTTTGAGAAGCTTATACTCTTTCGCGGAACTGCAAAGCGTCCATTGGAGTGGGACGGCAATCATAGCTCACCTACGGATTTCGTAGTGAAGACTAGTAGTCCGTCCGGCGCTGGCGCATTCTGCCCAAACTCACCCTACGGAATCAGCTTCAGAAACCGACTAATCATCGCCAACCCCGTTACCACAAATCCCGTTGGCGGGGACAGCAATTACAGCGTATTTATGTCGGATCTTTTGGACAGTAACAACTTTACTGCCGCCGACTCACAATTCAGAATTAATAAGGGCAGTGCGGATTTCCTCGTGGGCTTCATACCGTACCAGGAAGACCAATTAATAGTATTTTTCCGCAATAGCATTCATTTAATCAATAACGTTGCGACCACATCAGCCGCCAACGTTTACGAAATTACCCGTCAGCACGGTTGCGTGGCTAGAAAGAGCATAGCGCAGTCAGGGCCACAGACTTACTTCTTGAGCGACAACGGAGTAGTAGTTCTCTCCCCCGGCGTAGACCCCGCCAAGGGATTGGGAGTGGCAATTTCAAAAGTGCAGGGTGAGACCATCCCGCTCACTCGCCCGATCCAAGACCAGTTTGCTGACGTGAATTATGCTGCGGCAGACAAGGCTTGCGGTGTAGTTTTTGATAACAAATATTTCCTGGCAGTACCCACGGGAAGCAGTACCGTTCCAAACAAGATTTTCGTCTTTGACCTGCTGACTTCCCAGTGGACTAGCGTAGACGATTACCCCGCCATGAGCGGTAGTCTAGCATTCCATGTGGACGATTGGGTAGTATGCTCCCACGGGAGTAACCCTACGCGCCGCAGACTCTTTGCGTGTAATGACACAGGTTGGTATCTCTGCTTTGAAAACTCCACGGATGACAGCAACCGCAAAATCGGCAGTAGTGCGGAGTCCAACACCACCGCAATCGCCGCCAAGCTAAAGACGAGAGACTACCTTTTTGGTGAGCAGGGCATAAAGAGCTTCAAGCGCGGTCAACTCGGAGCAAGCTTCGTGGCTTCGGATGAATTCACCATCAAGCTCAACACCACCGATCCCGATTCCAGTACCACAGTACTCAGCTACACGGGCGGAAGTACGGAAGAAGCTTTACTACGCTTCAGCGGTGGCAGAAAGCGTGGCTATTCGGGGAACATTGAGCTAGACGTCTCAGTGGGCAGACCGTCCTTCAGGCATGTTCAAGTAGAAGCGGAAGGGCAGGGGCTTAACGCACGCAGGGAGGTGGCGTAGTGGCTATCACCGCAAGCGTTGTTCGCGGGTTTACTTTCGCCACGGGCGTTGACGTAACCGCCGCAGCGCTAAACGAGCTAGGCGAACCCGGCGTGACTGTGGCAACTCCCATAGCAGTCGGAAACGGTGGAACGAACGCAACCACCGCAAGCGCGGCTCGTACAAACCTCGGACTAGGAACAATCGCCACCCAAGCAAGCAATGCGGTAGCGCTCACGGGTGGCACGATTAGCGGTACTATAATGACTTTGCCATCCTATGCGGTGAGCGGTGTGCCATCCGCATCACCGGCGGGGCAATTGATTTACGTGACGGACGGCAACAGCGGGGCGGCTACGGTAGCGTGCTCGGACGGCAGTGACTGGAAAGTGGTAGCGCTGGGAGCTACGATAAGCACATGAAACCATTTGAAGAGGCATTGGCGTTTTACGCTAAGACGGGTGACAATCTGATGAAAGACATCGCCGCTTACTCCACCTTGGGTGGGTACGTCTTTATAACGCCTCACAGCCTGATGTTTGGTAAAGCGGTACGAACGGACGGCGGCAACCCTGACGAGCAGTGGGGAGCAGTAGCACCCGATGCCTGGTATGTCCGCTTCGCAGTAGGCAAGGATGCAGTTTCAGAGTTCATAGGGCGGATACCTTATCCGCTTCCAAAGGTGGGTTGGTCAAGGATTAGTAAAGACCGCCCCGTGAAGTGGTTTGATTTTAAAAGAGTTCAACGGAGGAAATAAGTTATGGGAAGCGATCCACAGTACAATTATCCGGCGCAGCCGTCATACGGGGAAGGAATGGCAGACGCGATGAAGGCTCAGATGGAGCAATTGCTTGGTCAGGGCGATTACGCAGACATTTACAAGGAAGCCGGATTTGAGGGTGGCAACCTCGGAGACATCCTTACGGGAGTTGAAGCGCCGATCCGCAAACAGACCGCCCAAATTGATACCGACGTTCTGCGCCAGACGATCTTGGGTGGGGAGCAAAAGGTAGTCAAAGACCCTGAGACCGGGAAGTACGGCATCCCCGGCGCGGAAATCGTGACCAACGAACAGGTGGACGGCGATGCCCCTACGCAAACCGCTGGCGGCAGGTATCAGATTATTCAGACTGCCCAGGGTGGCAATCTTGACGATGCCAGAATGAACAATCGTACATTAATGCCCCAATACGCCATCATTGATACCGACACAGGAGGTCTTCTAAATGTAGAACAAGACGAGTTGATGACTGTGGACGGCATCTTTGACCCGAAAGTTACGAACGAGGGCGCTAACTTAAAAGCAATTACTGAACGTTTTAGTGAACTCAACGGCAAGATTGCCGAAGGCGTTGCCAAAGGCATACCGGAGGAAGAGGTAAAGCTAGAGTTTGAGTTCACCAACCCCAACACGGGCAAGCCGCTTCAAGAAGGCGACGTAGTTCGCGAAGGCACGGGCATGGTAGACCTGCTTGGCGATACTCGCGCGGTGCAGGAATCGGTGCAAAACGAAGACTACGCGAAATACGTGCAGGACAATCCTGATGTTCACGCCGGGTTCAAGGCCAGGAGGAAAGCGGGTGATAAAGTTACGATAGAAGAACACGGCAAACGCCACTACGAAAACCACGGCAAAGACGAAGGTCGCGAATTGCCGGGTCTTGGTTACACCCTGCAAGACGCCGGTCGCCAAGCAGGGTTTGACGAAAATAACAAATTCCTCGGCTTATCCGCTCTAGCGGAAGACATTGGCAGGGGCGGTCAGCAAAGAGCCAGGGAAGCTGACATCTCGGACGTGGAGCGTCTTGGCGGTAGGGCAACTGACGCATACCGCGCTCAAGGTGATTTGAGTGGAGCACTGGCCCAAGCGCGTGGAATCGGTGCGGGTGGCGAAAAGGGATTGTCCGCAATCCCCAAAGACCCATTATTTGAGGGGGCGGCGCTTGACTCTTTGGCGGCGCGCACAGCAGCGGAGAACAAGGGCATAGACGCGATAACCAGTGAAGGCATGACCGCGATTATGGCGCGATCTCCCAACGCCCTAAGAGCGGCGACCGACTACCGACCCACAGCCGACATCGCAGGCGGGGAGATAGGAGCGGACACCCTGCGTACAGCCCTCATGTCGGATGCGGAAACTTCTTTGGCGGGTGGTCTGACCGGTCGCGAGGAGCGCCAAATTTCAGAAGCCATGAAAGCCCAGAGCACCATGATGGGCAGAACCTTTGACCAGAGCGCCGGGTTGGCGGAAGCCAAGGCACGCCTCTTGGAAGACCGCAACCGACAAGCCCTCAACCGCCAGTACGCACAGCAAGTGCTCGGACAGGAAGCCGGACTACAGCAGTCTGACTTGGGTCGCGGACTACAAGCTCAACTCGCGAATCAGCAAGCCGCAAACCGCGCCGCCGAATTTGGGGTGGGGGCAGGGATGCAACAGGAATTGGCAGGCACTCAATTGGATCAGCAGACCGTATTGGCGAATCAAGCCGCCCGACAGGATGCCGCCAGATATTCGGCTCAAGAAGAGATGCAAGCCAAGCAAATGGAATTGGGTCGCCAAACCGCAGGGGTGGAGCGCCAATTGACAGCAGAGGAGAAGGACATTGAGCGGATCATGCGACAGCAAGCGATGGAGGAGCAATACCGTCAGCAGGGGCTGGGCGCGGAGCGAGCAAACGCCGCCCAAATGGTGGGGCTAGAGCAAGCTACGAGTGCCGATCCCTTTCAAGCGATACTTCAGCGACAAGGGCAGAACAACCTCGCCTCCGGTGGGGCGTTATTCGGTCAAGCCGGATACGGGTTGGATTCCGGGCCACAATACTTGAACCCGGAAGCAGGGCTAGGCTTTATCAGCAACCAAGCGACCAATGCCGCGAACATGTTTAATGCCCAGCAAGCCGCAGATGCTACGAGAAGCGCGGGTATGTTTGGTGGGTTGGGGAATATTGCGGGTGGAATCTTCCAAGGTGCTGGAGCGGCGGGTAGTGTTGGAGCACTCTTCTGCTGGGTAGCACGCGAAGTCTACGGCGCACACAATCCCGCATGGTTGGACTTCCGACACTGGATGTTCAGTTCTGCGCCTAGGTGGTTCTTTAAGCTATACCTAGCCTTCGGGGAACGCTTCGCGAACTTCATCAAAGATAAGCCAAGACTCAAGGCGCGTATCCGCATGTGGATGGATTCAAAAATCGGGAGATAAATACAATGGCAAGAAAACCATATTTTTCAGGCAACTACGGAAGCGCACTAGGGCAGATTGACACCCGCCCAATAATGCAGGGCGCGGCGGCGCAAGCGGCGATGTACCAAGGGCTGGGGCAGAATATTGGCGGGGCGATTGAGAAGTATCAATTGAATAAGGTTAAGCGAGCAAAGCTTACGGGCGACATTGAAGCATACCTAAAGGAGAATCCTGACTATATAAACGAGTCAACGATGACGGGTGATGAAGCGGCTGACAAAAAGAACATGACTCAGTTTGAGAAGTTTGCTGCCGGAGATTTGAACATGGCCGGACTTGAAGGGCTTGCCGGTAAGTTGGCAAGAGGGGATACGCTGCGTAAAAATAGGCTTCTTGAGGAATCACAAATAATACAAAACAAGACGCAAGAATTGGCCTTTGGAGTACAGCAAGAGTTGAGAGATACAACTGTCCAACTTCAAAAGGACAAAGCGACAATTAGCAGCCTAAGTGCTGCGATTGCAAAAGAAACGAATCCTCAGAGGCTAGAACTTTTAAAAGGTAAACTGGCAAGTGCGATTGCAGACCTCGGAGAAAATCCCGCCAAAAGAAGAGAGCGGATTGCCCAGCTTGAAGATGCCGCAGCAACTCGCGTGAAGCTTGGAGGTTCTGAAGGAGTAGGAGCGCTTGGCGCTAGAGGGAGAAAAGCAGGGGTAGAGCAAGCAGAAGCGAGTGTAGGTGAGACAGAAGGGAAGGAGTATTACTACAAAAGCAAAGCCGATACTGACCGACTTGCGGCAGAGCAAAAAGCGGCCACTGATAGAATTACGGCTTATGCTAAATTGAATCCCGGTTTCAAGGCAAAGTATGATCCGCTGAACAGCGTAAAAGAAAGTCTGTTGTCAGAGACACTGGAAAACATAAAAGGAGAACGAGTGTTGTTTAAAGATTACCTTGAGGGGAATCAGGAAGATCCGGACATGTACCCGATGACCGGCATGGCTGCAAAACTAGACGGCATGTTAAAAAGTTACGACAAGCAGATAGAGGCGCTTATGCAAGGGGAAAGCGTACAGGTATTAGAACCTGAGACGGGCGGCACGGGTGGTGGCACGGGTGGAGCGCTACCTTCCGCCATAAGCCCAGGCATGACTCCAGCACAGGCAGATGCCGCAAAGACCGCGCGAATTGCAGAAATCCGCACTCTCATTGATAACTTGAATACTGAGTTTGACGACTTAGAAACTCCTAACGCTATGATGCCAGCGACCGTCCCGATTAGTGCTACATGGGGAGGTTACGGTGGAGCACCTACTCATAGTGCTCCACAACCCGCAACACTTGGATACTTAGAGCGGAAAAAGAAAGAAATACCGGCTAAGATTGCGGCATTGAGAGCGGAACTTACTCAGTTGGCGAACTACTGATATGCCTATCGTAACCATGCCATTGGGCGAGGCTCTTGAGAAAGGGTATGAGATTGTTGGGGCGCAACAACCTTATCGCGAAGAAGCTACCCTTGGTGAGCAAGCGATCATCATTGGATCGGAGATTATTCCGGCTATTGTCGGTGGTATATTCCTCGGGCCAAAGGGAGCGATTGGCGGGGGTGCTTTAGGAAACTACTTCAGCCAACAATACCGCATTGGTCGCGGTCTTCAAGATGACCTTTCCTTGGGAGAACTTACCGCCGCTACCGCCGCGAGCGCCGTGCCTATGGGCAAGCTGGCAGGTATGGGGACGGCTGGACGCACCGCAGTAAGAGCGGGGCAGGGCGCAGGGCTGGCATCAGCGGAAGCTACCGCCAGGACATTGCTTGAAGAGGGCAGGATGCCTACTCAGGAGGAGTATGCGAGTACGGTACTATTCGGTGGTGCGTTCGGTGGGGGCATAGGTGCTCTGGAGGCTCGTTGGTTAGGTAAAAACCTTGGGGTAGATATTGAGGAGGGAGTTACACGCCCGGATGTTGTTAAGCTTTTAGAGAATAAGATCACGGAAGAGGGTGGTGCGGCAAACTTTGAAGTAGGCAGACCTATAACTACCGCTCTTGGGCCAAGAAGATTAAGAGAATTGCCTGAGCAAGATTTCATAGAGTGGAGAGATAACGCAACGGATGCCGAATATGCGGAAAACTTACTTGCCACTACTGAACAGCAATTGCTTCTTGAGGCAGAAGGTACTGTCAGCAGACTAGCAAGACAGCGCGGCGAGGAAACTACCGGCGTAATGGCGGATCTTCAGAAAGCGCTTGATGGTGAACTTGCCCAACAAGATGAAATCTTCACCGGACTTTCAAGGCTTGCCGACAACCGGAAGCAAATAGTCAAGGGAGACCTGGCAGACACCACGGAACTGCGCCGCATCAATGAGCGTCTTTCCATGCTTGACCACAAGTTTGGCAAGAACAAGGGCGCGGGGAAAGAACGCGCCAAGCTGAATGCCGCTCGCAACAGGATACACAACCGTCACGGATTGCTTGACTTAGAAGCAACCATGCAGGGGGGGCAAGTCAATGAGCCACGCCGCACTACGAAAGATATGCCGTTCAAAGGTCGCCGGGATGACTATTATGGTACTCCGATGGAAGGGGCAGGGATGGCAGGAAAGTACGAGGCAATGGCAAAGAAGCACTGGGGCGAAAACTACGAGAAGATGTTTGGTGGACTTGTGGCTACTGGGGCTACTGGAGCGGCAGTAGCTTCCACCTTGTCTGATGAAGACCGTGAAGGCATGAGTCGCGCGGGATTAGGGGGTGCATTCATTGCTGCACTTCTGCTTGCGGGATTAGCCCCGAAAGCATTCAAAAGATTCCGAAAGACTCCTACCTTTAACCGCATAAACGAACAGGTTAAACGTAACCCGAAGGGAACTGAACCCGATATTGTCCAGCAGGATAGGGTGAAAGCCCAAGCGGAGAAAGCAATATACCAAGCACCTAGCGAACTTTCCGAATGGTGGGACTCCGCAAAAGACGTAGTGAGAAACACTTTAGAGCCGCTTTCCAGAACGCTGAAGAATATCAATCCTTTAATAAACAGGGTTTTTCGTAAGCACGAACTGGATATAAACCTCAAGACTCGTGAGTACTTGGATCGCATCTCCCCGTTTGTTACCGCCATGTCCGCAAAGCTCAAGGGGCATGAGAAGGATCAGCGGTTGTTCAAGCAGTATTTGTTTAATGGCGAAAGGGATGAACTTGGCGTGCTTAAAGTTGTTCAGCTTGCGGACAAGTACAAGGTAGACACTAAAAGCTTTTCTGAAATGCGTAAGGCTTTGGAAGAAATCCGCACTTATGCTCGCGAGGAGGGTGGCATAGAAGTGGGATACTTAGAAGACTACTTCCCTCGCAATATTAAGAACTACAAATCTTTCAAGGCATGGCTTGACGGGGATAAAGCACCGGCGGGTTTGAGCAATCAAGTGGAAGAAGCTCTAGCTGAGTATGCTCAGAAGCATAACCTCGGTAGCGTAAATCAAATAAAGCCCGGTGAAGCGGCGGAAGTAACGAGTCGCGTATTGCGAGGTTTCCCCATAGGCGCAGACAGTATGCTCCCCGGCAACCTAAAGCAGCGTAAGGTCAGGCAAGTCACGGATGATATGCTCAACGCATACGATGACCCCGCTGATGCCATAAAGAACTATGTGGAGCGAGTGGTTCAAGCTACGGAAAGAAAGCGATTCTTGTACCGCAAGCCAAACTTAGGTGGAGACGTGGAGGGAGGTTTCCCCGGTAGTCGTGACCGTTCGGCAGGGCCACCACCAAAGAGCGACCTTGGCGCACGCATGGAAGTGGATGACAGTTTAGCCGGTGAGCTTGCTGAACAACTTCTTGTAAAGAACAAGAATTATACTCGCGAAGATATTGATAAGTTAAAAGACATTATCCAATCCCGATTCAGCGGGAAGACCGTTGATCCTTTTATACAAGGAGTAAAGAACGCGAACTACATGGCGGTCATGGGAAACTTCGGGTCTGCCATCACCCAGCTTGGAGACCTTGCGTACAGCATCCACTTCAATGGATTTAACAATACCTTCAAAACTTTGCTTCAGAGGGAAAACAATTTTAATTTCGTAAAGCATTTCAATCTCAGTAATCACAACATAGATACCGTAACCAATACGGCTGGACTATCCAAGGCTCTGGATAAAGTGTTTACCGTTACCGGTCTGAAGAAACTGGATCAGATGGGGAAGAACACCACCATGAACGCTTCATGGAAAAAGTATCGTGCTCAAGCCATGAAGGATTCCAAGGGACTTCAAGCTGAGTTAGCTCCCATATTCGGTACTGAGCGTGCCGGAAGGATGGTGAAAAGCTTGCGTGATAGTAAGCCTGGTAGCAAAAACCTGCCGAAAGACGTAGAGGAATTGATATGGTATAAATTCCTAGACTTGAGTCCGTCCACGATGGGAGAGATGCCTAAGTACTATTCCGAAAGTGGAAACTTGCGCATAATGTATATGCTAAAGACCTTTACGGTAAAGCAACTGGACATCTACCGCGAGGCTGCGGGTGCTGAAATCAGCATGGCAAACAAGCTGTATGCCGAAGGAAAGCACGCCGAAGCGGCAAAGGTGGGAGCAGTAGGCTTGAAGAAGTTCATGGGACTAGCGGCAGTGTTCGCCGCCGCGAATGCATCAACGGACGTGATAAAGGATCTTCTTTACGGAAGACCCATTGAGCGTGATGACTTGCTAGAGGACAACCTCTGGAAACTTCTTGGCATCAATCGGTATCTTATAAGAAAGATGGATCGCGAAGGGCCGGGTAAAGCATTCCTTGAAGGACTACTGCCACCGACAACAGTATTTGATAGAACATTCCAAGACTTGAAAGCCATAAAGGGAGACAAGGAGTACAAGGGCAACATGCTCCAAGGCACTCCGCTGGACATGGTGTACTGGCGATACCTCGGCGGTCAGGACAAGATCAAGAGGATGGAGTCCCAAGACTAAACCCCTTGACTTACCCCACCACCACCCAATAAAACTTTACTGTCGTGAGGAGTGTCGTGCTCCTTTCGTTCCTTTCGGGAGGTGTTGGTCTGTCGTGATTCCAGCACCTCCTTTTTTGTGGGGTTGCACAATCCTGCGTGATTGACCGATGATACCATTTTAATAAGTACGACTAAAGTGGATGGTTAGGGTGAGTAACTTTCTTTGATTGCAAAATAACCACCTGAAATTACGAGAACGAAAATAGGTGAGATAATCCTAAACTTTTTTTTAAAAAAAAAATAGCGACTTAACATTCTTCTGGAACATAGATGAATAGTGGGTTAGGAAAGATAACATGAATTGTTCGGGTATGAACCATTTTGCTTTACTCTTTACGATTTCGTGCGAGTATGGTTCATTCCTTAACTGATAACAAAAATGAAATCACGTTTCCCACAGTCCCAAGAATTGTTGCCCGGTTGTAGCCGGGATCACAGCACTTCTGTTCGGACTTTCGTAAGTCCTTGCCTATCAGTTTTTTGCCCGGATGGCGGAATTGGTAGACGCTGCGGACTTAAAATCCACCCTGCACATACAGTATATATAGGGTGGAAAAGCGGTGGAACGCGGTTTCAGCAAAGAGAAAGCTGATAAATGAGTGACCAAAAGCAACGGATTGAATCGGAGGATCGTCCAGCCCCGAAGGGAATTATGCAAATAAACGATCTTGTTGAGACGGGAGATAATCCTCTTGATGGGGGTTCACCTCTCCCTAAACCCCCGTTGATCTCCCCAAGCATGAGTATTCGCCGCAAACCCCAATCCGACATAATAGAACTTATCATCACGGAAAGCGATGGAAAGCGCGTTCGCCGGTCGTTGGAGACCACGGATAGACAAGAAGCTTTGGGGAAAGTGCCGGAGACATACGCCGGACACGTTCGGGATGAGCTTCAACTGCAACGTCCTTTGCTGAATGATTTCTTTTTCACCTACATGGATGCGATCCACCACATGGACAGTTCAAAGAACGCTTCCTATGAATCCCGCCGAAACGTGGTGAACCGGATGCGATGCATTCTGAGGGCAGCGGACATTGATCCTGCGGAGAAGGACATAGCCGCTCTTGCCAACAAGGCAGGGCCACACCGATTGTTCCTTGGAGATTGGTACAAGTCTGTTCACGGCGCGTCAGCTTCCACCATGAGGCAAGCCAAGAGTTTGTTCACGAAGGCAATGATTAGGTACTACAAGCTCAAGGGCATTGATACGCATTGGTTCAACGATTGGATCTTGATGGACGTGGGATCGTCAAAGGTGAAAGCATTCAACCCCAAGCAAGCGGAGCGTCAGCGCATAGTGGATGCTTGCGAGGCTCTGGCTATGGAGCACCCTGAGTTCTATAAGGTGTACTTGCTGGGCTTTGGTTGCGGTATGCGTTCTAGCGAGATTCAGCGTGCCAGGTACTCGGACTTTCACAATGAGGGTGACGAGTATTGGTTTGTAGTTCGCAAGCCCAAGTGCGTAACGGGTGCGACTGATGGAGACGAGCAAGAGCGGGTTTGCGAGAAGAAGTGGTATGACGAGATCATGTCATTGGGTAGTGGGGACACCCCCATCATCACCGGGACTCACCAGTTGGTGATTCGCCGCTTTCCTCAATTCCTCCGCAAGCACTGCGGGATGGAGCACGAGGAATACCCGCTTCACCGTCTGCGGAAGTATGCGGGACATTCAATTTATATTCGCAACGGCAACAATATGGAAGCGGCGGCACATGCGCTGGGCCATACTAGCCTAGAGATAACGAGAAAGATTTATACGGGGAGACCACGTTTAGCGGATTCTCAATCCGCCTAACCCCCGCAACTTCAAGCATGAACAACCGTCAACCTCAAAGAAACAACTATGGCTACATTAAATGGCAAAAAACTACGGGAAACCGTAATCATAGATCAACTAACACTATCAATATACGATGACGAAACAATCAGAATTGAAACCAGCGGGTGCTGCGAAATCAGCCTCAGAGACCTCAACGCAGAGCTTGCCATTCTCGGTGGACTTGATCCCGATCAGCGAAGCGGCGGAACGGTTGGGCATGACGCGAGGAGCGTTCATGACGTTGCGCAAGTCGCTAGGAATTAGAGCAGTGGGCTACAAGATCAATTGGCCCACGGTAATAAAGCGTTTGGAGGAGTCTAGTCTTTGACCACCTTGAGCTTGATGGGGAATGTCAACCGGAAGTCCTCTTCGGCAATGGCGGTCAGAGCCGCATTGGAGAGGAGGTCATACAACTGGGTTTGGGGTAACCCTGTCGTCATCCTTAACTCTTTCATCATCTTATTCGTGGATGGGGAGAATCGCACGGATATAGAACCCAGCTTTCTCGGCTGGCGGGAATCATTTTTTGGTCTCATATGACCGCATTAATAGACAAAGCAATACAAACACAAGCAAAAAGCAACAAGTCATGTCATTTCTACCTGAAGACTACAAACCGTTAGCCCCACAAGGTGGCGGCTATATGAAATTAACGCCCGGTGAAAACCGGATTAGAATACTAGGGTCAATGAACGATACCCCACCTACCGCGATTCGCGGCATGGTTGGCTGGGGTACGGACTCCGAAGGCAACCGCAAGCCAGACCGCACCCAAGCCGGTGAGAAGGTGGACGCTTCTAAGTACGAGGAGAAGCCGAAGGAGTTCTTCGCCATGATAGTTTGGAACTACGCAAGCGAACAAATCTCCATCTTGGAGGTGACGCAAGCGAGCATCATTGGCGAAATAGTTTCATTAGCTAATGACGAGGATTGGGGCGACCCCAAGGAGTACGACATTAGTATCGTCAAGACGGGCGAGGGTATGGAGACGCGCTACAACACCGTCCCAAAACCCAAGAAGGCATCCACGAAGGAGATCCAGCAAGCATTCGCTGACGCAGAGATAAACCTCAATGCGCTCTTTAGCGGTGACGATCCATTCGCCCCGGTATCCGGCGGCGGGAAAGACCCATACTAATGGACGGCTTAACGAAAGGAATTAGCAACGCTGAGTACCACGGAAGTGACCTACTCAGCAGAAGCACGGCATCTGCCCTGCTCACCACTTCACCGCAAAAGGTGAGGTGGGAGCGGGACAACCCTCTCACTTATAAAGGAGTGCCGCTCATCATGGGTGGATGCTTCCACTCTATGGTCTTAGAACCTGAGTGCTTGGACGAAGAGTACGCTGTTAAGCCCACGGAGATTGACGGGAAGTCACCGCTGACCAAGCACTACAAGGAGGAGTTTGCGGCTATGCAAGCGGAGCGTCCTCACGTCCAGTGGGTGAAGGACGATAATTGGGAAACGTGCGAAGGTATGGCGAATGCAATCATGAGCAATTCCGTATTCACCCACTATGCAAGCGACATAGACGCAGTTGCTGAAGCTTCGGGTTTTTTCAACTATAACGGCGCGTCCTGTAAAGTGCGCCCCGATTTGTATACTAGTGACGGCACGATCATAGACTTGAAGTCCACGCAAGACGCTTCCGAAGCGGGATTCCGATCCTCAATTCGCAAATTTTCCTATGCGTTCCAGGCGTGCTGGTACTTGGAGGCGATGCGTGCGTTGGGATTACCCGCAAAGCAATTCATATTCATAGTTTCTGAGAAGAGTGCGCCGTACCTCACCGCTTCCTACACCCTCACCAGTAGCGAGATTGACCGCCAGAAACCCCGGATGCAGAAGGCTTGCGAGATTTGGGCTACCTGCATGGAGACGGGAGTATGGCCCGGATACCCGGAAGAGGTGGTGACGCTGGATCTTAGCCGCTACGGCGACAACCACAAGCTATCGCTGTCCCAAGTCGCTGAGAAATTTGGGGTAAGTCGTAGCTTCGTCTACACGATCATCAAAGAATACGAATTAGAAACAACTAACGTAGGGAATCAGCGGCGGGTGGATCTTACCGCATTCTCAAATGCCCTACGCAATCATAACGAAGGGAAGAAGGCAGCATGAACGAACTGAAGCAGCATATTATCACGGCTCTTGACTTGGCGCAAACGCATCTTGACGAGGGCAACATAGAAGGGGCACTCATCTGCCAGCAGGGGGCGTTACGGCAGGTTGCCGCGCTCCTTGGCGGGGAGACTGAGACCACGGTATTGGAAGGGGCTACGGTGGACTGCGAAGAAGCATGAAGTTCTGGATTGACTGCAACCCGCCCCGCTCCACGGCCCAATCGCAAAAGCGGATCGGAATGCGGGGCAAGATACCAATGATGTACACGACTGCGAAGGGCAGAGCACAGGAAGCTGACTTCATGTCCCTCCTGCATCCCTTCCGCCCGGTACAGCCTTATGATGGGGCGTTGAGGCTGGGCATCAGCTACTGTCTTCCACTGCTGAAGACTGAGAAGAAAGCAATTCGGGAAAAGGGCTGGACTACGCACGCAAAGCGCCCTGATTCCGATAATATTTCTAAGATGTTTTGCGATTGTCTTGGCAAGCTTTTGTTCTACACGGATGACTCACGCATCGTCCATCTGAGCTTTAGGAAGTACCGCTCAGAGAGTCCTGGCATTGGCGTGACGCTTGAGCATGTGACGGATGACGAGGTGGGAGATCCACGGAAGTTTATACAAACTAACCAAGGAGAAAATTATGACTGATGCAGACACACAGCAACGACAAGCAGGAATGCAAGCCGAAACATGGGCAGGGGCTTTTCTGTACAATATGCGCAAAGACAACGCCCTGCGTGATGAACCCATAGACATGGATGCTTTTGATGATAAGATTGAATTTAGCGAGCAAGTATTCTCTGCTAAACTTATTGCGGCGGGACTGGATGAAGTGGCAATGAGCTTGAGGATGATTGCTGAGACTGTGGTGGACTCGTCCGCCTTGGATTCCTCTGCGTCAATGGTAGCCTCGTCACTGGATGGAATCGCTGAGAAGCTAGGCGCGGATGAAGACGAAGAGGATTCGCCCAAGAAAGAACCGTTCAAGCCTAGAATATATTAGCTCTTAGGCTACACATAAAATCATAACTGTATTCGTCTGCTTTTAAGTGGGCAATGCTACCGCATGGAAGGAAATAACAATGTACATAGAGATAGATAATCACAGGGTCAGACGGCACGACAAGATGAACTTCGCCATTGAGCGACAGAAGGGCAAAACATGGCAGCACATAGGCTGGTACTCCTTCTTTGACGCTGCCTTGCTGGGACTGCTACAGTACCTCATAGAGGACAAGCTACCGCAGAATGCAGAGGAGTGGTCAATTATTGCCGAAGAGCCAAGCAAGCACAAGAAGTGGAAGGACTACCTTAAGAGATTCCCTCAAGGCGATGCTGAGAAGGTAAACGGGGCTTTCCGTAGCGCCTTTCAATTACTGTTGGTCATGGACATGATTCAAGAAGCTAAGGAAGAGATCATAGAGGCTGTGAAATGAACAAGGAACTACGCTTGAAATTCACTCCGGCAAGCTATACCATTCTGGAGAACCGCAAGGCTGAGATCAGCAACAAGACCGGCGACAACATCTCATGGTCATACGCAATCAATCACTGCATGGAAACCCTCTACCAATTGACCGAAGAACACAATGGTTTAGTGCAAGAACACGAAGACTTAATGCGCCGCTACCATGCCGCTACCGCGCCGCCACCCCTCGTCCCTCACGTACGGGAGACTGTAGACTTATTAAATATTAAAGAAAAAAAGGGTATAAAAAAAGAAATCCGCACACCTCAAACCGCGAAACGAGGGAAGCACTACCTCCCCAAGGACTTCGCCCCACCACGATCCATAGCCAAGGAGGCTGGCATAGACTATGAAGGCGCAATGGAGAGCTTCGCTGACTGGGCTAACTCTCGTGGCAAGAAGTACACGGATTGGACTGCGTGCTTCCGCAATGCTTGCCGTTCATGGCTAAAGGAAAAGTTTCCCCATCTCAGACGCACACCAATCAAACCTCATGGCAGTACTGAAATCCTTCGCAATGAGGATATGTCCGACACCCGCCCACCCCTAGACCTAGGCTGCGACTGATGGAACAGAGGATTGAGAATCCGTTGTTGGCGGAACAAGCGGTGCTCGCCGCGATGATGCGAGACGATAGCAACCGTTCTTCGGCTCTGGCTATGGAGCACCTGACGGTTGACGATTTCACCAGCGACACCACCAGACTAATCTTTGAAGCGTGCCGCACGCTGACCGCACCCTATAACGAGATTGATGTAGCGATGGAATGCGGACTCAACGCCTCGTGCATGGAGATAGCCAAGCAGCACGGTGGCGGTGACATTACCCGCTATATAGACCTCATCATAGCTTCCAGACAAACGAACCAAGTGCGTGCCGCTCTGCTCAAAGCAACCGACTCCCTCAAAGAAGGTGATCCACAGGAAGTGGCTTCTGCCTTCATAGCTTCTTGTTCAACTGCCCTTGCGTCACGCCGTCATGCCGTCTCATGTGGCGTTGCGGTCAAGTCCGCCTTGGCAGACTTCCTAGCGACTAACGAAGGTGGCCCTGACGCACTACCCACGGGATTCAGTAGCCTTAACCATTTGCTTGGTGGCGGATTCCGCAGAGGTACGGTCAACATCATTGCAGCCAGACCAGGAGTCGGCAAATCCGCGCTCGCTTTGTGGTTCACACTTGAAGCCGCAAGGCGAGGTAAGAAGACAGCCTACGTTTCTCTGGAGATGAGTGCCACCGATTGTGGTGGTCGCATTCTGTGCGCTTCTTCGGGGCAACGAATGGCGTACTCCAAGGGCTTATACACCCCGCAAAACATTTCCGAATTGCACGACACCGCTTCCGCCATGTCCTCGTGGCCCATCCGCTTCAAGGACGATGCAGAGGACAGCATTGACAGCATCACCGGGTTCGTACAGCGGGAAGCGGTGGAGCGTGGCGTGGATCTCGTGGTGATTGATTATCTTCAGCTTGTCATTGCTCCGGGTGAGTCACCCAACCAATGCGTTTCTTATGCGAGCCGTGCCTTCAAGAAGTTATCCATGCAACAGGACGTGCCGGTGTTGCTCCTTTCTCAACTGAGCAGAAAGCCGGAGATGCAGAACAGAGCACCTGCTCTTGGCGATCTACGTGATAGCGGTTCAATTGAGCAAGACGCTGATACGGTGATGCTTCTTAGTCGTACCGAAGAAGCAACGGACACCGACACCATCTGCGTGCACCTCGCAAAGAACAGGCGTGGCCCCGGCGGAAAGGTGAACCTCATCTTTGAGAAAGCCTTTGGTCGTTTCTCCCAGCCAGATGAGAATCCTCGCCTCAATTAGCTACACCTAACCTCGTAAAGATACGAGAATACCTTTTAAGCGTCCATAGACCCCTCAAATCGTTGTCCGACACCCTCGCCCCCTATCTTGAGTCCAAAAAGCATAGCATACCCCCTTCAGCGTCCGATATGAGCTTGCGCGGTTTCTCCCCACATAAAAGCGGGGCAAGGTTCACGACTCCCTCACCCCGCCAGCTTCGCACGACTGAAACAAATTTATTTTATAGCGGTGCGTGCTTCACGCCTTGGGTAGTTCCACAACTACGGCATTTGTCCTCATCCCAGCTTAAACTTATCCCCCTGCCGTCTGCGTTGCACTTCTCGCACCAATCACTCATGCCTCTAGCAGCTTCCTCAATCCGTGTTACCAATGCGTAGAATTGATGATGGTGCAACTCTTTGAAGTCCGTACTCTTGAGTCGCTTGTAGTCTGCGCGGTTTAGTATGTGAGCAGAGTGGTATTCCCAAAGAAGGATCTCCATGTAGGCATCCACCTCCGCATCCAAGGAATAAGGGATAGGGTCTTTATCGGGAGAAAGGCAACGTGTGTATAAAATCCGATCATGCTTCTCCAGAAGCGCATACCCTTTGTCTTTCTCCGCCTGTTCCCATTCGTTTATTTCCGATTCCTCCTTGAACTCTTCGCGGTCAAAGCTTTCCACAGAGTCATCATCACCAAGTTCAAATTCCCACATAAAGTTAATCATCTCTTCGCGAGAATCAAAGCCCATAGCAAATGGCCTTGATTGGTGTGGAACGGTAGCGTAAATCACCTTCTCTGCAACGGACTCCATATCAGGTGTCCTCCTGTTGGCAGTCCAGCGCTTTCCACCAGTCATCAGTTTCGCCTTTGGGAATCAAGCTTGCGAGGTTGTCCCTTGACCAATCAAACCCCTTTGCGTCCCAAGCGTCATACGGCTCTGCGAAAAGCGTTCCGTTGGTCTGATATAACTCAACTTCGCTCTCATCCTCAGAATGATTATGGATAAACAACCACCGTATGCCTTCATGCGGATCATGTATGCCCTTACTTGTGAGCTTGTCTCCTTCCAAACTAATGCCCCTTTCTCCAAACCAAGACAGAATGCTTTTCCTCTTGGCGGGGAAAATCTTAAAATGCTTTCTCGCTTTATGCTTCTCAAGAATGTTGAAGTTGTCCGAAACATGGAATGGTTCAAGCCCCTGCAATTCTCCCTCGTCAAAGTAACGCATTTCCCAGCCGGTATTGAAGTCATACTTATCGTTGAGAATCTTCAGACTTTTCAGTTTTCGGAAAGCCTTGAGGTGCCTCTTGAAAGCCTCTCCATTAGAGTCTTCGGGCCAATCTGCGTTGAGGGTTTCAAGACTCCACTCAAGTTGCGCTCGTAAGTATTCGTCTACCTCCGGCTTGTACTTGGCGGGAAATAAATAGACCACTGTCCTCGCCCCACCTCCAAACCGTGACAAGTCACCGGTCATTCCGATTAAACATAACTGCCCAATCATGCTATTTCTCCTCCCTCCCGTGCTTCTTCAGAAAGTCCAAGGCTTGTCCACGCAGAAAGATGCAGTGACCTAGAAACTCCTCGTCATCCCTTTTCGGGTTCTTCATCTTCTTCAAGTCCTTTATCATGTCGTCTAGGTGAGTCCACCCAAGCAACTCCTCAACCAAGTCCACTGCCTCTTCCATGTCAGTCTGCTTTTTCATTTCCTCGTGCTCCTTTACGGTTTTGTCCATGTCGGTTTTACTCATGCCGGTCATCTTCATCACGGCTCTTGCC